GATCTCTTTACCGCAAGGTTAAAAGGACAAGGGATTACTTCTCTTGTGAATCTGGAAAGCAACATCCATCAAAACCCAAGAAGACTATGAAGATTGAAGTGGTACAGGATGAAGAGAGACAGATATTTCTTAAGAATCAGTTGGCAGAAGAAAGGAGTTGTTAATGAATATGAAATATAATGAAGATGAATTACTGAAGGAGATTCAAGATTATATTGGACAAACCTACAGAGGACACTACTCTGTAGGAAATGTTCAGACTCTTGATTTGATTGATTCAGTTGGTGACGCAGAAGCATTTTGCAGAAGTAATGTGCTAAAATATGCATCACGCTATGATCGTAAAGGATCTGCACGCAAGGACATCATAAAGATTATTCATTATGGTCTCCTACTATTACACTTTAACGATAAGCGAGAAGCTGCTGATCGTTCCCTCGCAGCGAACCCGACTGCATTCACCGTTGATTATGACAAATGACCGTTACCTTAACTAAAATAACAGAAACTATTCTTAGTAATTTTTCTACTATTAATTCTTCGATAGTATTCAAAGCAGGAAATACAGTAAGAACTATTAGTAATGCTGAGAACATTCTTGCTAAGTTTACTAGTGAGGAAACATGGCCTATTGACTTTGCAATATATGATCTAGGTCAATTCCTAGGTGGTATTAATCTTCTTAGAACTGATCCTAATGATCCGATATCTTTGGACTTTTCTTCACAAGATCATGTAAAGATATCATGCCGCAAGAGATCGGTCAAGTATTATTTCTCTGACCCTGAGATTACATTGAAGTCAGCACCAGATAAGAATGTTAATTTCCCTGGTTCTGATATAGAATTTGAGATTGATGGTAATGATGTTAACTCCTTATGGAAAGCATCTGGAGTTTTTCTTTCTCCAGACTTGACATTCCAGTCTAGGGATAATAATATTAGATTGCTTCTTAGAGATAAGGAGAATGATACTAGTAATTCTTATAGGATAGATGTCAACGGAGATTGCACTGGTGATTATGAACTAGATGTTAAGATGGAAAACATTCGCTTGTTAACAGGTGATTATAAGGTTAAAGTATCTAAGAATCTTATTTCAGAATGGAAGATGCTTAAATCATGGAAGCGTTTACCCAATGATTATTCACAAGATGCGAATGATCTAACTTATTATATTGCACTGGAGCCTTAATGATTTTACCAGGAACTACAGTAACCATTAAGAATCCCACTTCCATATATTGTGGGTATGTTGGATTCGTTCAGAGAATTAGTGGTACTAACGCAGCAGTTCTCTTTGATAACTATTCTCCTTGGGAGAAGATGATTACATTTCCTATAAAAGATTTACATGAAGGAGGTACATTACCGAAGTGAACAATGATTTTTTATGGGTTGAGAAGTATCGTCCAACCATTGTTGAGGATTGTATCCTTCCTGACAGCATTAAGAATGTCTTCCAAGGATTTGTAGATCAGAAAGAACTACCAAACCTTTTACTTACAGGATCTGCTGGTGTAGGTAAGACCACCATTGCGAAAGCATTGTGTGATGAGATAGGAGCGTCTTATATTATAATCAATGGATCTGATGAGGGTAGATTTCTTGATACTGTTAGGAACAGGATCAGGACATTTGCTTCAACGGTCTCACTGACCTCTGGAGCGTCCCACAAGGTCGTTATTATAGATGAAGCAGACAACACAACCAATGATGTTCAACTCTCTCTCAGAGCTGCTGTGGAGGAGTTCCATAGTAATTGTAGGTTTATATTTACTTGTAATTTTATTAATAGAATTATCGAACCATTACATTCAAGATGTACAGTGGTTGATTTTCGTGTTAACAATGGTAAGTCTGTAGCATTACAAGGTCAATTCTTTGACCGTCTTAGATGGATATTAAAGAATGAAGAAGTTAAATTTGAAGACAAGGTTCTGGCGAAACTTATTAAAAGGTACTATCCTGATTGGCGTAGGCTTATTAATGAGTGTCAACGGTATTCTGCTGCTGGATCCATTGATGCTGCTATCCTCGTTGATGTTGCTGACACTAATTTTGAATCTCTGTTAGTAGCATTAAAGAAGAAAGACTTTAAGAGTGTTAAGGTGTGGGTAGTACAGCACTTGGATAATGATCCAAGTATGGTAATGAGAAAGATCTATGATAGTTTGTATGGTGTATTACAACCTACTTCTATCCCTGAAGCAGTTCTTATTATTGCAAAGTATATGAAAGACATAACAATTGTTCCTGATCAGGAGATTAATATGTTAGCATGTCTTACAGAAATTATGATGAGTTGTGAATTCAAGTGATTAATCCTGTCCTAGTAGAGACTCCTTATATGTGGAAGGGTAACTTTACTCCTCCAAAGAACTATGGTGAGATTAGAGATACCATTGAGATGTTGAGGAAGGATAAGGAATTAGGATCTTCTTTAGAAACAGGAGATTCCTTTTCTACAGTTGCTTGTTCTCAGTACCGTCCACATAAACTTGAAGAACTTATTCCTTTCTATTCGCATCTTTATAAAGCAATAGAAGGGATTTATTTTGAAATCAATCAGTCTCCTAGGGTTAAGAATCATACTTTAGAACCAGTAGAGGATACTGGATTTCATTGGATTAAGTATACTGATGGTTTCTTTCCAACAGATAAACTTTTTTTAATTGAGAACTCATGGTTTAATATTCATTATAAAAGTGGTAGAACTATAGAGCATAGTCATGGAGATAAAGTTTCATTTGTTTGTGCATATTATCTGAAGGTTCCTGAGAATGGTGGAAGTTTTTTAGTTAGGTCTAAAGATTTAAACAGAACTCCTGGTCCTTGGAGAAACTATCTACAACCTATACCTGTAGAGACAGGAGATTTTTTAATATTTCCTGGACATACTAACCATGCATCTGAACCTAATGAATCAGATGAAGAGAGAATTGTAATAACAACGAACATAGTAGTAAATCATTTTTAAACATGGCTGCAACAACAAAATCATTAAAGACTCCTTTAAGATATCCAGGTGGAAAGTCTAGAGCAGTGGTTAAATTATTTCAGTTTATTCCTGACCTTGGTAACTATAAGGAATTTCGAGAACCTTTTCTTGGTGGTGGATCAGTAGCAATAGCAATTACTAAAAGGTATCCAGACCTTAGTATTTGGGTGAATGATTTGTACACACCTTTATTTGATTTCTGGACACAATTACAACATAATGGTGATGAACTTACAAAGGAAATCAGAAGACTAAAAGAAGAGAATTCAGAACCAGAAACAGCAAGAGGTTTATTTAATGAATCAAAGGACTATTTGGGAGAAGATTACAGACGGTCATCACCTTTCAGCCGTGCTGTTAGTTTCTTTATTGTTAATAAATGTAGCTTCTCTGGCCTCACAGAGTCCTCTTCCTTCTCACCCCAAGCATCCCAGTCAAATTTCTCCCTTAAGGGAATTGATAGGTTGCCAGAATATTCAGAGTTGATTCAGCACTGGAGAATAACAAACCTTTCTTATGAAGAAATGTTATGGGATAAGAAAGATGTATTCATTTATCTTGATCCACCATATGATATCAAAGATAATCTCTATGGGAGAAAGGGTGGTCTTCATAAGAAATTTGATCATGATGTCTTTGCTCAGGTCTGTGACGGTTATTGTTCACCTATGCTGATCTCCTATAATTCTGATCAGATTGTTAAGAATCGTTTCAAGGAGTGGACAGCTGCGGAATTTGCACACACTTACACCATGAGGTCTGTAGGGTGCTATAATACAGATCAAGCATCAAGGAAGGAGTTAGTCCTTACAAACTATGAAGTGTGAAGTTAAACTCATTGTATCTGGAACAGTCTTTGTTGAGACTGTACAGGCTCGCAACTACCAAGAAGCAAGACAAGTTGCTCTTGCTAGAAACCCAAATGCCAGAGTAGTAAGTGTCAATGCCACATTCAAATAAGGTAACACATCATACAGTTATGGAACCCATGAATGTTATTCATGGGATCTATCCTTATTGGAAAGATTTGAAAGTCAAGGAATTGATTCAAGATTACAGAAAGAAATATCCTGATTCAAATACAAGTAATGTAAATGCATGGCATAGTACTTGGGATGCTCATAAGAAAGAAGAAGGATTCAATCCACTTATAGAAGTATGTGCTGATTTTCTTTACCATAATCTTCAAGATAATGCGATTACAGTAGCATTGGTTGATTTGTGGTGTGTGCAATATTCGAGTGGAGATTATACAAAGCTTCATAGGCATTGGCCAATGTCATTTTCTCTTTGTTATTATGCTGATGTTGAAGAAGGATGTTCCCCTATAAGATTTTCAGATCAAGTAGAAGTTACTCCTGAGAATGGTATGATAATTGCATTTAATGGTTTAGTACAGCATGAAGTTTTACCTACTGATGCTCATAGGACATGTGTTTCTATGAACTGGGTAG